TAATTGTTGAACTTGCAATACCTTCACCTTGAATAGAAGTGATTCTCATTCTTCCAGCTTTTGCTAATGTATCTGCACCAACCGTAGTCATATTAAGAACTCGTTGGTCTGAACTAAAACTTCCTCCACCTGACATAATTGTCTCCTTTAATTTGTGGCTCCCGAAGGAGCCACTAGTTTATTATTATAAGTCTACTGCGTCTTGAATAGAATTATTCTGCATGTATAAAACAGTAACTGTTGCTGCACCAGTTGTACCATCTCCATTAGCACCTGTAAAATCAGCAAGAACTTGTATGTCAGTTGCACCAACATTAGTTGCTTCTGTATCTAAAGTACCGTGAGTAGTTGCTAAAGCTTTAACATTAGCTGTAGCTATAAATGCATCACCATCCGCTACTGTTCCTACTGAAACAGTTGCTGCACCACCATCATTATTAACAGTAGTAACGTTTAAAATTACATCTACTATTTGTGAATTTGCTGGAATTACTGCGCAAACTTGATTTAAATGTGAAGCACCAATAATATCAATTTTTACTGATTGAGACATTAAAACTTGACCAATGTTTTTTATATTTTCACCAAGTGTAGTTCCTGTTGTATTTCTTATTTGACCAGCTGTTATCGGGCCGGAAAAGTTAGTTGTTGCCATAATAGTTTCTCCTTGTATAGCGGTTAAACTTTGTAGTCTCTATACCGTCTGCCTAGTCAGTCTACAAAATTAATTTAATTTCTAGGTCTTTTTATTATACATAAAAAAAGGGGCGATGTGAACACCGCCCCTTTTTAGTAACCCTAAGGGTTAAATACCACCAATAGGAATAGTACCCATATTAAAACTAATACCATATTTAGCATTTAATTCTCGATGTTTAAGGGATCCGTGTTGAAGAAAAGAAGAAAATAAAACAAATTTTCCTTTGTTAGGAACAATTTTTATATTTAGATCTGGAAAATCTAAAGTTTGTTTGTGTTTATTTAAATAGAGTGCACCTGACCATAAATTAGGTACATGGTCGTGAAATCTTGTTTCCCCACCACTACCTAGACGATATCCCCAAGCGTTATGTAGAAAATAAGAATTCGGATTAATTTCTTGGTCAACAAAATCCATAAAATAATGTATAATATTTATAAATTTTTCATCACTTACAAAATAATTCCAAGATGTCATTTGATCTCTTACAAATGTTCGATTTGTTAGATTATCATTACTCTCAAAACCTGCTTTAATTTTTTTTATAAAATATTCTGAATCTAATTTAATTGTACCTGTAATAAAAAAACAATCTCTTTGTATTTTTCGTTCTATATGTTTTTCAATAATCACAATAATTATCTAGCATAAAAAAAAGGGCAGTGCAAATTAATACACCGCCCCTTTAAAGTAACCCCTAAGGGCTAAATATATTGACTATTAGCTAGTTGGTAAGTTTCCGTTACCAAATATACATCTTGGGTCTGACCAACCAAAGCTGTATCTTTCTCTAGCTTTAAATCTCATGTTGCCAGTATCGAAGTCACCTTCCATCGCAGTTTTGATAGGCGATCTAACGAACATTTTTAATCCGTTAGGGATATCAGTTAACAAGAAGTATGAATCAGTGTCAGTTAAAAAGTTATTAACTCTGTAACCTTCAGGAACCATACCCATGTTATTAATTGCGTTGATGTCATTGTCGGCAGTTCCAACTCTCATTGGAGACTTCATGATTCTCTCAGCAGTAAATTGTAATTCTTTTGGAATTATCATTTTTCTACCTTGAGCAGCTATTTTCAAGCCTCTCTCATCGACAAATCCAGCAATGTCAATTAATGACTGCTCGAGTGAAGTTTCGTTAAGATCTGCAGCAGTTGCTAGAACGTTTGAGAAAGTTCCACCAGTTGCTAATGGGTGAGCGTTGTTAATCAACGACTTACCATCTCCACCAACAGCATTTGCAACTTGCGCATTGTTTAGAACGTTTGCAGCTTTAACTTGCTTCGTGTTTGCCATAGATCTTGCTAGGGCTCTTGTGTATCTTCCCGCAAGTCTATCGTATAGGTTATCTTCGATTGCTTCCTCAGTGATAGAGAATGCTAATGCGATTGTTTCGTGGTTGTATCTAGCTGTGAAAGTTTCACCTGCTTGATCGAACACTACTCCAGCACCTTCTTGTTTAACTGGTGCAGAAGCGAAACCGCTTAACATTACTTCTTCTTCGAAAGCTCTGTCAGATGTTTCAGTAGAATAGATTTCAGCATGCTGATTCTCATATCTACCATACTCCAGGCCGAATAAGGCATTCAAACCTGGCTCTAGTTCTTTAACTAGTTGTGATCGTGATATTGCCATAGTTTATCCTCCTTATGCTATACCTGTACCACTTCTAAAGAAGTGATTGTTGATTCTAACAAGAATGTTAGCGTTTGACACAGTCACATCTGAATTATCAGGGTCTTGTGAAATGTCAATTGCTTGCACAGCGAATGTAGTTGTAGTACCTGAAGCACTTACATCTAATTGCACTTGTGATATTCCTGTTGCTGTAGTACCAGTAGCATTAGTAACTGAGTAGTTTTTAAAAAGATCCGCTCTTGTAAAACTCTGATCAGCGTCCATTAAGAATACTGCATCTGGATCGTCAACAACAAAGGCAGTAATATCGCCTTGAGTTGGTGTAACACCACCAGGGTAGTAATTCTTATAAGTTGGCTTTTGAGTAGTTGGATCGTTGTAAAACACTCCGTTAAAAACACCCACAACAGCTGCAGCATTCCCAGCAGTATGTCTTTCGATATTTCCTGTTGATACAGGAATAACCAAGTCACCTTGGTATATCGCAGTTCCATAACCTGCTTTGATAGTGTATCTGTTCTGAGCTCCTACTAATGGTGTACCGTCTAGTTTTCTGTATGGTCTTAGACCAAACTTTTCTAGTTGATTTGCCATAGTTGTTTTCTCCTTTAACTATATGTTTATATTATCCAAGCTATCTCGGGTAGGTAATGCAAAAAAATTATTTTTTACGACTACCACCAAAGGTAACTCTAGACTGTCTATCAATATTGATAGGCATGTCCGGGTGTTGTTCCTTCATGAGTTCTCGATCAATCGCGTCTGTTCTGTCTTGAGTTATTCTTCTAAAATACTCAGCACGACTTCTCAGAATCTCCTCCGGTATCCTTGCCAACACAAGGCCACCAATTCCGATTAGACCAGCATGTTTTCCTTCTGAGATGACTGGATAATCATTCTGACCAATTTCACTAATTAGTGTTTCGGCCTTAACGAATTCCCAACCTTCTCTAAGTTTCTTAGACACATTACCTGGGTCTTCAAAACCATTAGTCGCAGTACGTATCCATCTATGTGCATACCCATGCGGTGCAGCTGGCGCATCCAAACTGGATGGTGGAGTCCAATCTTTTTTACGAGTTAATTTTTCTCGTTTACTAGACTCGCGTGAAGTTTTGTAGTCTTCCATATTAAGCTCCTTCCTTCACGTATTTTGCGTATTCCTCTAGTGGCACCCCTAATTTCTTAGCGATAACTACTTGTGATTTGGTGAGTTTCACAGTTTTGCGTCCTCCAGATCTACGACTGACTGATGCTACATTCTGGACGGGTTCTTTTGTAGCTTGTCGAACTTCTGTCGTCTCTTGGGCAAATTTCTGAGGGAAATACTCCTTCATACGTTTGTTGATTTGATTATAGTATTCATCACTCTCTGCGTCAATTCCCTCCTGCAATAGGTCTTCGTGTATTCCCATAGCAGCAGAAGTCATAACTCTATCAGAGCCAAACCATTCATTATCCTCAGCCCAAGTTTGAGCTTTTTGGCTAATTTGTGGTTGTGCAGTAGGTGTTTCTTCAACAGGTTGTGATTCTACTTGTTTTTTTCTAGCCTCTTTATCAGCAAGAGTCATAGAAACTTTTTCTTTCTCAACGGATAATCTTGTTAAATTATCTTGAGCCTCTAAAATTGCATCTGAGTCTTGAGATTCAAAAGCAGCTTTTAAAGCAGCTTTAGCTTTATCTCTTTCAGAGTCAATCCTAGCATTATATTCTTTAAGATAGTTATTATCTGTTTCTTCAAATTGATTTTGTGCTGTTTCGTATTTACTTTTTAAGCCTTTTGCATAATCAACTGCAGCTCTTTCTCTACGTTCAGCTTCTTTAATTTGAAAAGTTAATTTCTTAATCCTTTTTTGTACTTTCTCAGAATAATCTTCTAAGTCAGAAGAATCTGTATCTTCTTCTCTTTGTTCAAACTTAGGTTTTGTTTTTTCTTCTGTTTTTTTTACTTCCTGTAAAAGTTCTTTCGCACTTTTTGGATTAGTTACATCTGTATAACCTAAATCTACATCTTCTTTTTTTTCAAAAGCAGATGCTTCTTCTGTTGGGGTTTCTACATGAATTGTTTCTTCGTTTACTCCATCTGTATCTAATTCAACAGATGCTTGATTGTTGTCGTCAGCCATTTTATCCTCCTTAATAATGGTGCAAAATATCCGAAGGATCAGAAATTGTGGAAATGACTTCATCATCATTTAACACTCTTACTTCACCACCTTCTATTTTGAATCGTGAACCTGCATACCTACTAAAAATTATCCAATCATTTAGTTTGCACCAAGGTCCTTTTGGAAATTTATCTTTGTCATGATAACAAAGATCTCCCATTTTTAGCACAAGACCACAGACGGTTGTCATCTGTATTGTTTCTTGTGTTGTATCAGATAAATAAATTCCACCTTTGGTTTTTTTAGGACCTGCATATGGCAGAACCAAAATTCTATAACCTGTTGGTGTAGGTAATTTATCTAATGTTGATTTACTGATCGCTTTTGGATCAAGGACTGTTTCGACTTCTTCTCTAGCCTTGTAGGCTTCTAGAAGCGCTTCAGTCCGTTTCGGTGTCTCCGTGGACTTGTTCATCTTCATACTCCGTTTGTGTCAGCAGGTCTTTAAGATCCTGTTGCAGATCTTCTAAAGATCTGATTTGACCTCTAACATATTGTAGTTTCTCCATGGTGTCAACACCATATATAGCGTGGTCTTTGAGTTGTTGAAGATTCTTTTTAATTTTTCTTTGAACTAATGAGATTGTATCTATATGCATTATAACTTCTGTAGCATTATTTTATTTTCACCGGACTCCATAACATTAAATCCATAATAAGTTAATGTTTTACTAATATCTTCCATTCCATATTTTTTATAATCATCGAATATAAATCTTGATCCTTTTCTTGATCTATCAGCAAACCACACTGCTTCAGTAATAACATCTTTAGTCATATGTGGCCCATCAAAGTGAACTAAGTCATAAACCAGCGGTTGGGTTGCAAAGTAAT